GTGTCGGACACGAGGACGTTTTTCTCGTTGTCGGTGGTGACGTAGTCGCGGACGAGGTCGAGGTTCGTCATCGCTTCGGGCATTCCCGGTAACCGGATCTGTGTCTCGGCGAGTTCGGGGACGAGGTCGAAACTGTTGACGAGGGCGAGGGCTTGGTCGTTGTTGAGGCCCATTGACGTTGCCTGCCGGATGAGTCCGTCGCGGTTCGCGGCGTACTGCCCGGTCAGCTCTTCGACTGTCGCGCCCGCCTCGAGGCCCGTCCTAATCTGGTCCTCGAATTGGCCTCGGAGACCGTCAAGCGACTCTGACATAGCGGCCTGCATGGGTATCGCCTTGTCGAGTTTCCCTGTCCACGTTGCGGTGTCGAACTGGATGAGGTCGCCGTCGGCGTTGACACCGAGTTCGGTGATGGTGTTGTTTAGCTTGGTCAGGGTGTCGTTGAAAGCTGCGGACTGTTTGAGTGGCATTGCGACTTTGTTGAAGCGTTCCTGCAACGTGTCGATTTGGCCGGGCATTTCTTCGGCCATGTAGCGACCGGCGGTGCGTAGGCCCTCGGCTGTCGCGTCGCCTGCCTTCTCGGCCATGTCCGCGACATCGTTGAGCTTCTTTGCCATGTCGCCGGTATCAAAGTCGAAACCGGGAATGATCGCCGACATGATTGTGCCGATCATGTCGAGGCCGCTGAGCATGTCTGCGATCGACCGCATGAACGAGACCGACATGTCCGAGCCTGCTTGTGCGAACTCGGCGAGACCGATTAGGCCCTTGCCGACGAACTGCACAATCGCGCCCGCTGCATCGAATCCGGTGTTCGCGACGTCGATGAAAAACCCGATGACGCCCGCGCGGTTGTTGCTGACGGTGTCCGCGAACTCTTGAATGTACGGCCCGAACGCTTGCGCGAGAGCCGCTTTCAGTCCGTTCGCGGCGGTAGAAATGCCGTTCATCGCGCCCTGTACCGACGTGAAGGCGTTGTCGCCCATGACGTCGATCGCGGACTGTGCGGCGCCCTCGTAGTCGTTCATCGACTGCGTCGCCGTAGCTAGGTCGAGGTGGTTGAGGGCGTCGCCTAGATCCTCGGCTTGTGTGCCGAATAGGCCGGTCGCGACGGCGGTCTTCGCGACGGGGTCTGTCATGTTCTGGATTGCGGGCAGTAGTTCGGTCATGGCGTCGCGGGCGGAGTCGCCGCCCTCTGCGAAACGTCGCGTCATGTCTTCGGCGTCCATGCCGAGGGCCTGGTATGCCTCGGCTGATGCGGTGGAACCGTCGACGACTTTGAGTGAGAACTCTTTGATCGCGTCCGCTGCAAGGTCGGTGTCGCGGGCACCGTTTTTCACGGCCTGCGACATGAGCCCCATTGCCTCTGCGCCCGTGAGGCCCACCGACTCGAACTGCACGCCGTACTCGATGATCGAGTCGAGCATGTCTTCGGAGACGTTCAGGCCGATGTAGGAGCCTTGGACCATGAGGTCGAATGCGTCGGTGACGTCGGCGGCGAATCCTGTTTGCACGGCCTTACCGGCGGCGCGCGCCACCGAGGGGATTTCTTCGCCGAGGATTGTCGAGACACCGTCGAGTTGTTCGACGATCTTCTGAATCTCTCGGGCGTTCGCGTCGGCGTCGACGAGGTCGTTCTGTAACGCAATTTTGCCGGTCGAGAGGTTGCCGCCGACGGATTCGCCGAACGCATTCGCGTAAGCCTCGCCCGCTGCGAGGCCGAACGTCTTCGCCTGCGCCTCGGTGACGCCGGTCTGTGCTTGGAATAGGTCGCGGGTTAGTTCGGACTTCATGCCGTCTTTGATTGCGCCCGCGAGTAGTGCGCCTGCGGTGAGGCCGATTGTTGCGACGCCGAGGATGGATCCGGCGATCGGGCCTGTCGATCCTGCGAGGTCGCCGATCTTCGATGCGAACGTCGAGAGAAAGTTGTCGCCGCCGAGGGTTCCAGCTTTCGCGCCTGCACGGCTGACGCCCGAACCGAGCTTGTTTCCGAGGCCGCGCGCGTATCCGGTGCCTGCTCTCCTGCCCGACGTTTCGGCGGCTGTTGCTGCTGTCTCGAGGGCTTCGCGGGATTCGCGGGCGGCGGTTTCGATGTCGCCTGCGGAGTCGCGGGCGGCCTGTCCTGCGCGGCGCATCGACGTTTCCATCGCGTCGGATGCGGCGCTCGAGGCTCGTGATGCTGCCGTAGCGATGTCGCGGGAGCGTGCCACTTCGTCTTCTGCGTCGACTACTTCGTCGGCTGTGCTCGCTGTGCGGCTGTACGTGTCGGCGAGGCGTTCCTCGGCTTTGCGTTGGTCGTCTGCGGCCCCGGCTGCTTTGTCGTGTGCGTCGAGTGCTGCGTCGGCGAACTTGTCGGCCTCGCGCTGTAGGTCGTGGTAAGCGGCGACGGCCCTTTGCGCGTCCTGTGACAGGCTCGAGTTGAGGGCGACACTGTTCGTCGCGGTCGCCGCCCTGCCCGCCGACTGCGCGATCGTGTCGAGGCCGGCGGCTGCTGCACGGCCCGACTGCGAGACGGTGTTCGCCGAGGTGGTGGCGGTTGTCCCTAGCCGCTGTAGGCCCTGCTGGTTGCGGGCCATTGCGGTTACGAACTGAGAGTCGTCGAGCCGTAGGTCTGCATAAAGTTCGCCGACTCTAGTTGTCATTGTGGGGCCTCTTTCGGGGAAGCTGGGATGCGAGGGCGCGCGCTATACGGCGGGGGCCTTGGTGTCGCTCTGAGCGGCTGCGGTGGCTGCTTCGGCGATGAGGGCATCGACGTCGACGAGGTCGGCGAGGTGCGCGAACTGCCAATAGCTGCGGCCGAGTTTCGGGCCCGCGCCAAAGTGGGCGAGAGCTGTCCGTGCGGCGTGCTGCGCCATAGTGTCGGGGACACCGTCGGCCAACATTTGTGCGCGAACGGGGCCGAGGATCTTGACGCCCTCGGCGACCTCGATGCGGTGAATGTCGGCGTCGGTGAACGGGATCGCGACGAGTTCGTCGGTCGCGTCGTCGAGTTCGGTGACGGGCGTCGGCCCGAACAGTAGGTACTTGCGGAGACGGTCGCCCTCGTCGATGCCGGGCGACGGGATCCGGTACACCTTGCCGCGAATCGGCAACCCGAGGTCGGGGTCAAAGTATTCGGCGAGGTCTGGGAGCTTCTGCGACATGGTGGGGCGCGGTCCTTACTTGGTCGGTGTGAAGATCGCCCGGTAGAGACGTGTCGACGGTGAGCGCGCGATGTCGTGTGCGCGTATCTCGAACCATCGCCAGGTGCGGGTGTGAAGGATGTCGCCGCCGAGGTCGTAGCCTCGGGCGTCGAAGTCGAGCTCGAGCTCGGTCCAACATTTGAAGATGTCCGCCCATGAGAGGGTGACGCCTTCGAGCACGTTCGGTTTCGGGGCGAGTGCGGGCGGATTGAACCAACGCCGAATCATGCGTTCGCGGTCGACGATTGGGCCGCCGCCTGGATCGCTCGGGCCCATGAAACCGGGGGCCGACTCGTCGACGGGCGCGTCTGGTGGGAGTAGGTCGAGGCTGCGGCCGAATGTCCACAGTGCGAGGCCCGCTTCGGGGCCGCGCCCGTAGTGCACGAGAGCGGTTCGGCCCATGTGGTGCACGATTTCGCGGTCCACTCGATCGGCCGCGAGGACGTCCAGCGTTGCGCCGAGGATTCCGCGGATTTCGTTCTCGTCGTTGACGTTTTCGATGTTCGCGTCGAGGAGTCGGCGGAGCCGCAAGCCCTCCCATGCGGAAGGGCTTGCGACTGCATACGCGGTGCCGCGCCAGGTGAGCGACAGTGACGGATCGGCGAACTCCCCGTAGCTGTCGCTCGAGGTCACGGGATGACTTCGGGCTCTGGCTTCGGGATGTCAGTCGGGAAGCCGCGCCCGGTGCCCGCGAGGGTGAAGGTGTTCAGCCCCTCCTTGTCATCGCTGCCCGGCGTCCAGTTGACGGCGATAATGCCCATCTTCGACTCGGGGTTGCCGTCGGTGCGCCAGTAGCGGATGTTCGCGAAGTTCGCGGAGCCGAGCTTTTCGCCCTTCGCGCGTAGGTACTCCTGCCCCTCGTCGGGGACGTAGTCGGAGTCGGTCGCTTCGCCCTCGCCCTTGCGGAGCCCTGTTGCGGTGATGTTGAACCCGATTGCCGTCGGGATCTGCGACTTGCCGCCCTTGCCGTGGATGTCGCCGTCATCCTGCATCGTCTGGTCGGTCTGCGGCGCGAACGTCGAGAGGCCGTTAACCCATATCCACACGGGGGCCTCGCGGGTGCCGGTGTTGACCTGGAATGCCCAGTCGCGGGCGAGCGTGGTCGACAGTGTCGCGGAGTCGGGCGGGCTGAGGAAGGCGTTCGGTGAACTCATTCGGGATGCTCCAGTTCGGTTGCGTTCAAGGGTGGTTCGATTGGGCCGATGGTGCGCTCGAAGATCGCGTCAGCGTTGGCGTAGGCGACCTCGGCGGGCGTCATCTTGGGGGCGTCGAACTTGAATCCGAGGCCCATGAGTCGGGCACGTTCGCCCGCGTTGAGGCCGGGGTCTTCTGCGACGCCACCCTCGAAGATGAGGAGGTGGCGGCCGATGCCGATACGTTCGGTATTCGACGGGGCGTTGATGCTCATGCGTCGCCTATCGGGTTGAGGGTGAACAGGTACGACTCGGGCCGCACGTAGCGGCCGTTCTTGTCGACGGTCGCGACGCCGTGGATTTTGCGGACACACAACAACACTCGGACGGTGCCGCCCATCGTGAACTTGCTGCGGTCGTCGAGGAGGTCGAATATCTGCTCGGCGAGTGCGTGCGTCGCGGCGTCGTCCTCGTCGCCTGTGCGGCATAGGAGTTGGACGTACACGTCGGGGTTGTGTTTGTCGCGGGTGGTGATGACGTTGTAGATGTTGATGACGACGGCGGCGTCGGGTGTCGGGCGAACTTTTCCCCACATCGCGACGGGTCGTGTCTCGTCGGCGGGGAATACTTCGTCGTCGGCGAGGACCGGGGCGACGATGCCCGCGTCGGCGAGGTGCGCGGCGATTGCGCGGCGGATGGTGTCGGTTGGGAATGCCATACCGTTAGCCGCCCGTCGCGACGCGGATCGACTGCCCGACGATCGCCAAAAACTCTGCGCCGAACTCGTTTACCGGGTTCTCGAGGTACTTTGCGCTACGGCCCGCGACGTGCTCGTAGTCGAGTTCTTCGTGCTGCCGCCATGCGTAGGGCATGTCGTAGGCGACGCGGGCGAGTAGTGGGTCGGACTCGTCGACACGGGCGAAACCCGAGGCTTGCAGAATGCCCTCCTCGAACGGGGCGAGGGCGTTCGATCGGGCGAGCAATGCCTCGGCGGCGACATAGCAACCGTCGGAAGCTGCGTCGGTAATGTCGGCGATCGCGGTCATGTCCCACGCGGTTGTTACTGCCACGGCGGGTCTCCCCCTTGTTTACTCGAGGTGCACGGTTGAATGGTTCGGCGTCGCCAGCTCGTCGCCTGCGTCGGCGACTTTCGATGCGACGACCTTCGCGGTACGTCCGCCGAACTTCTGCGGTAGAGAGACGGTCGATCCGACGGGGATGAACTCGACGCGCGTCGGGAAGGACACCGTCGACGACGAAACAACTTCGACACCGGTCGGCGAGAGAACCATTCGCGTTGTGTCGTCGACTGCGCACGGTTCGCCGATGGTCTGCCCGTACACGGATCCGCCGGGGCCTTCGCCGAGTAGTCGGCGGACGATGACGGTGTGCGCCCAGTGGCGGCGGAGTGGGTCGAGGCGTTGGCGTCTCATGCCCGACTCGGTGCGCCCGAGGCGAGTTGTGCGTCGCGGAGGATGTCGAGGGCGGCGGCGCATAGGGCGGTCGAGAGCTTCGCCCGTGCCAGCGTCGCGACGCTCACGTCGTAGGACACCGATGCGCCCGCGATGCTCGTCGCCGTTTCGAGGGGTTCGACGCCGGCCTCACCTGCGACGGGGTCGACGTCGTTGCGGTCCCATTCGGCGGCCTGCCTGCATGTCGCGTCGCGGAACGCTTCGATGACGTTCGGGTCGGTCGGCTTGCCCGCCGGGTCGACTTCGTAGATGTCGAGGATCGTTGCGCGTCGCACGAGCCGGGATGCTTCGCGGAGGAGTTCGGTTGCGCTCTCGGGCGGTTCGCATAGTGCGCCGAGTTCTGATTCTGTGGCGTAGACGAGCACGCGGGTATCTCCTGGGGGTGGTGCGCCGAACGCCCCGCCGGATGGTCAGGCGGGGCGTTCAGCGTGTGCGGGGGCGCGGGTAGGTCAGACGTCCTCGAGCGGGCCGACGATGCGAACGGCGCGGTCGGCGTCGAGGGTCTTGACGCCGTAGAGGGTGTCGAGCGAAACCATGTTCTTTTTCAGCGCCTGGTTGTAGCCGATGACGACGCGGATGCCGAATCCCTTGTAATCGAGGATCGCGGCGTTCGCTGCACCCTCTGGGAGTTCGAGCTGCCGGGTGACGAGGGCGACGGCGGTCTTGTGGAACGCGATGCCCTTCGCCTCGGTCATGTTCTGCGTCGCGAACGGGTTGAACCCGAACAGGCGGCGGCCGAGGTATGCCTCGCGGAGTGCTTCGGTGCTGCCCGACTCGTTAACACGCTTGAGCATTTCGGAGTCGAGCCATTCGCCCTCGAGCTCGGAGCCGATGACGGCGTGCCGATCGCCCGTCGGAACCTTCGCGAGGTTGAGCATCGTTGCGGCGTCGATCAGAGCCTCGGGGCGGCCGGATGCGCGGCCGGGGTGGGTGCCGAGGTCGTACGGGCCGGGCTCGACTCCGGTGCCGAATCCGACGGCGTTCGTGATGTCGTTACGGAACGCGAGGATGTCGGTGTCGATCTTCTGTGCGATCGCTTCGAGGGCCGGGTCGAGGAGTTCGCGGCGGAAGTCGACGACCTTGAGGGACATATCGCGAGAGGTGACCTCGAACGAAACGTCGGCGTGGTGGTTGAGGACCACGGCAACACTCGCCTGTGTAGCCGACTGCACCTCGACGGGGGTGCCCTCGACGAACTCCTTGCCCTCGAACACTGCGGGCTTGCGGACGGTGATCGTGTCGCCCTGCTTGCCCGAGAACTCGGCGGAGTAGTCGCGGTGCACGAGCTGCGCGGCGACCGTGGTCTCGTAGAGGGTTGCGAGTGCGGCCTTGGCGATGACGGACGGGGTGAGGAAGCTGTTAGCCATTACTGTTTACTCCGGTGAGTTGGGGGCGGTTTCTGGCGGTAGGGGTGGGTCAGAATCGGCTGTCGCCGCGCTCGGACTTGGCCTGCGCGCGGAATGCGTCGACGCTGTCGGCTGCGGGTGCGGGCTTGCCGTCGCCGCTGCTCTCGGTGCTACTCGAGGCGGTCGAGGCGGGGTCGGCGAGGCCGAGGGATGGTCGGCGTAGGACTGCTGCGTCGATCGCGTCGGCGATGAGCGTCGCGGCTTTCGCGTCGGATGGGTCGATGCCCTTGATGTCGGCGAGAAAACTTGCGGAGTCGTAGAGGCCCGCGACGTCGGCTTTCTTGTCGGCGTTGGTGCGGACGTGGTCGCGGAGTTCGTACTCGCGGAGCTTGTTCCGGTCGGTGTCGCGCTCTGCGGCGATGGTGTCGCGTTCGGCCTGTAGCGTCTCGGCGAGCTTCGCGGGGTCGACGACGTCTTCCTCGAAACCGGGCAGGCCGAGGAGCTTTGCGATGTCCTTCGCCTGCGCTGCTTTCGCGGCGTCGATCGCGGTGTCGGTGACGGCCTGTGCTGCGTCGACGGTTGCCTGTTCTGCGGCGGCGGTCTCGGCTGCGGTCGGTGCGGCTACTGCTGCGGCGGCCGGTGCTGCGCCTGCCTCGGCGGCGGGCTCTACGACGGGCTCGACTGCGGCGGGTTCGACTGCTGCGGCCCCGGTGACGTCGGGTGCGGGCTGCTCTGTTGCGGGTACTGGCTCGGGCATGGTGCGGGCCTCCTGCGGCGTTGTGTGGGCATGAAAAAACCCGGTGCCTCGTGGGCGACCGGGTTACGTGTCGGGTGTGGTGGTGAAGCTCTAAGGGGCGGGCATCGCGAGCAAGCGGCCATGTAGCCACGTTTGAGCGAGGCGCGCTTCGCGGGTGCCGGGCTCGGCGGGCATGTACGGGTTCGATGCCCCGATGTCGCCCTGCGATGCGACGCCCCGTGCGTGAGCTTCTGCGAACTCTGACGGGCTCACTGGTTGAAGTCGCCTCTCTCGTTGCGGATACGTGCGGCCTGCGCCGGGTCGACTAGCTGCTCTCGGAACTCGTCGAGGGTGACGCGCCCTACCTCGTCCCAGTGCGCAAGCAATTCGTCGGAAGCGTACTTGCGGGCACTGTCTTCGGTCATGCGCCACAACCGGGCGTCAAGATCCTCGGATCCGGCCTTGTTCATATATTTACGTTTCAGCATGTAGCCGTTCGTGGCGGCCTCTGCTGTCTGGTACTGCTGGTAAACGTTGTCGTGGTAGGCGGCGCGGGAGATTTCGGCGAACCCTCGCCCTTGGTAGCCGCTGCCTCGGAGTAGCGAGATTGCGTTCTCGCGGCGAACTTGCGGGACAGTTTTGCCGAACGCTTTCGCGACTGCCTCGTCGTCGTCCATGCCGTCGGCGAGTGCTGCGTCGTATGCGTCGAGTTGCCCTTGACGTTTCACTGCGGTCGCGGCTGCGCGTCGCTCTCGTGCGGCGGCGTTGCGTCGTTCGCGGGTTGCGTCCTCGTCGCGCATGGCGTCCTCGCGGACACTGAGAGCGTCGAGTGCGTCGTAGTCCTCGTCGTTGAGGGCCTGCATCGTTGCGGCTTCGATGTCGTCGGCGGTCTTGAGGTGGTCGTAGGGGCCGACGGGTTTCGGTTTCCGCTTGCGCCGTGTCGGCTTGTCGGGTGCGTCGGGGTCGGTGTCCGGTGCGTCGTCGGTGTCGGGCTCGGTGTCGGGTTCGGGGGGTGGCCGGCGGGTCAGCTTCGCGCCGTCGTCGGCCTTGGTTGCGTCACCGTTGCGGAGCTGTTCGCGGTGCCGTAGTCGACGCACGCCGGTCTCGTCGACGTGACTGCGTATCGCGCCCTGCTTTTCGCGGACCTTCGCGGCGGCTTTACGTTTCGCTTCGGGGGTGATCGCGGCGGCCTGTCGGCGTTTCCAGTGGCGGACGTCGCGCTCGAGTTTGCGGAGCTGCTGCTCGTTGTCGTAACCCTCGTCGCTGTCGGGGGTGTCGACTGCGGGGCGTTTGACGCCGGGGACGAACAGGGTGTGCCGGTGCCGACAGTTCGGGTGGTGTAGGCCCTTGCTTTCGGCGGCGTCCATCGTCGCGTAAACGTCCTCGGTGACGGGGTCGCCGTTGAGTGCCGAGTCGAACGTGCGTTTCCCGGTCGGTGTCGCCCCGGTGATCGACAGGATTTTTCCCTCGAACTCTTTGCAGACGGGCGCGGGATTGGGATGCGAGGACACGACGACGAGGTCATAGCCGCGCTGCTTCAATCGGTTCGAGTGTCCGGTGTGCATCGCCCGTAGCGTCGCGGTGCGGATCGCCATTTCGGAATAATTGTCGATGCGCCAGTTACGGCCCGCGCGGTCAGTGAATCCCGTTATGCCACGGTCGGCGAACTTGTTGAGTGCCTGCTGCGTAGCTTCGCGGCGGTTGCCGACGCCCGTGACGGTGCGCCCCGATACCTCGGAGACGACCTTGCGGTATCCGTCGGTGGTGCTGCGGAGTATGCCCTCGTGCGTCGAGGTGACGGCTTCGACTGTTTCCGATGCGAGGGCTTCGACTGCTGCGACGTCGACTGCTGCTGCGGGTGTGACGCCGCGCGGCCCCGACATGCGACGGATGTCGGCGTCGGCTTCGGCGATGCCCAGCAATGCGGCCTCGGCGATCGCGGCCTCGATTTCGGCGGCGACCTCGGGCCCCAACTCGAGGAGTAGGCCGCGCGCTGCGGACCCGAGGCGGTTCACTTCGGCGAGTTGACGCACTGCCCAGTCGGGGGCGTCGAGGCCCTTTTCGAGGGCGTTTGCGATCTTGACGATGAGCTGCACCTCGGCGTCGCTGTAAACCTGTGCGACTCGTTCGCCTACGCCGTTGAGGTTGGCGGGATCCATGACCATGTGCGGGGCCCCGCCTTCCCTCGTCGGTTATTCGATGTCGTCCTCGTCGAGGTCGTCGCCTGCGTCGTCGGCGGCGATGGAACCGAACACGGGTTCGGCTTCGCCGTCGGGGTCGGCTTGTGTCGCGCCGAACTGTGCGTCGGACCCGAGAGCCAACGGATCTGCGATCGCGAACTCGGAGCGCACGAGAATCACTTCGTCGTCGACGCGCTTCTCGTCCCACGTCGGGTGCATGTAGGCGACCTTCACGGCCGTCGATGCTGCGCGGGCAATGTCCATCGCCTGCACGACTGCGGCCCGCTCGAGGTCGGAGTCTGCGACGGCGGGCGGGAACGTGATTTCTAGGGCCTCGGACAGGACCGCGCCCGTCCCGAACTGTTTTGCGTCGATCGGGATTTGGACGGCCAACAGGTCGGACAGGACAGCCTCGAACAGTCGGGCCTTCGTGGTGCGCGTGTTGATCGACATTTCGCGTTTGTTGCGGGACTCGGTCGCGGTCATTGCGCCGCCGTCGTCGGTCATCCCGAACGATGCCGGACTGTAGCCGGATGCGCGGATGATTTGGCGGAACATTGCGTCGATCGCGGCGAGGTGCTTTTCGACGCGGATGTCGAACTGTTCGGCGTGGAACATTTCGTCGGCGTTGCCTGCCGATGCGAGGGTCGTGAAGATTCGACGGTCACTGTTGAACGAGGATCCTTGACCGGCGGGCCCGACGTCGAGGGCGTCCTCGGAGACGATTATTCGGCCCTTCGCAATGTCGATGTCGGCGGATAGTGCCGACCACCATTCGTCGCACTTGTCGAACAGGGGAATGTTTGAGGCGTTGATGTCCGCGTAGCCGAGGTTCTTGAGCTGCGTATCGTGCCGGTACTTCGCGAACGGCTGCGCGTTCGGGACGTAACCGACTGTGAGGCCGTTTACCTCGGTGAGGTAGACACCGTCGGCGTCGAGTTTCATTGCGGCCGGTAGGTGCTTCGTCGACTCGTGGGCGGCGAGGTCAAGAATGCGGGTGCCGATGTTGCCGTCGGTTCCGCAATAGAGAGCGTGCTCGATGCACCCCTTCGAGTGGCGTTCGAGGTGCCGCCATACCTCTTTGTCGCGGCCACCGTTGCCGGGCAGCTTCGACCAGAATGTCGCGGCAACGAGTGTGCCCCACTTGAACTCTGGGATCGCGTGGTCGGCGTCGACGACGTCGATCCATGCGTGCTCTTTGACGAGCCGGTCCCACACGACGCGGAGGTAGACGCCGCCGAGTGCTGCCGCGCTTTCCCCTGCCGATAGGAGTGTCGCGTGCATCGTCGGCGTGTTCAGTATCCGGTCGATGCGTTCACTCGCGGCCTTATTCGCGGTGTCCTTCGGGGCCGATACGGTGATGCCGTTCGCGAACACGAGCGACGACGAGGTGCGGGCGAGGTCGCGGGCAATTGGGATGTGCACCCGGTCGGCGGGCTCGGAGACGTCGAGGGGCTTACCCCACCACAAACGCGCCCACATACCGACCATGCCGCCAGCCCAGCCGGGGCGCGACGGTGACCCTGTCGTCCCGGTCGTGTAGCGGGCTGCGATGTCCTCGGGGTTCCCGACCCACCAATCATGCGCCTCGGCGATGTCGTCGAACGGTTCCGCTAGAAACCGTGGCGGGAAGTCGGTGTCAGGCTGCGGTAGAGGCATTGGCGGCGGCCTCCTTGGCTGCGTTGGCGGACTGTGCGCGGGCGGTCGTCTTTACTTTGATGAGCGAGCGGATCGTGCGACGCCACAATTTCTCTGTCGATGCGATCGCGTACCGGAATGCGTCGAGGTAGTGGTCGTCGAGTTTGATGACGGCGTCTTCGCCCTTGTCTGTCTTTTTCGGATCCCACACGTAGCCGGGGATTTCGTCGCGTAGGTGGGTGCACCTGTCAGAAATGAACAGGTTTCCGCTCGAGAACAACGCGCCGATGGTGTTGATGTTGTCTTCGACTTCGTTTGTCGCGTCGGTGGATCGCCCGATCTGCGCCTTTTTGATTTCGACTTTGAACGCTTTCGCGGCCGGGTCGACGTAGATCCATTCGGGGGTGGTGCGGTCGGCGAGCCAGTCGCGGAGACTGTCGGCCTGCTCCCCGATCGACAATCCTTTGGGCGGCGGTGACCATTCATCCATTGCGTAGAGGTGGCCGTCGACGCCGAGGCCGAGGAGGATTCCGGCGGTAGCGTTCGTCATGCCGTGGTCGATACCGAGGGCGAGGATCCGCGACATGTGCGGCATGTCGTCGTGTGCGATGACGTGCTTCGCTTCGGTGAACATGTCGTAGACGGCACCGTCGGCGAGGGCCCACATTCCGCGGACCATGCGCTGATAGAACAGGCCCGAGAATGACGCTTTGATTCGTGCGACGTAGTCGGTTCCGAGGTGTTCGTTATCGTCGAGGATGAACGAGAACCTGTGCAGGTCTAACGGTTTCGCGTCGTCGTCGTCGTCGTAGTCGCCGGGGTTGCGGTGGTGTAGTTCGCCGTCGTGGTCGAGCCACAGTTTCGCCTTGTCCAACCATTTGAGCTTGAACCAGTGGCGGGGGCCTTCGGGGTTGCATGTCGCCCACATCTTCGCGCCGGGCTCGGATAGTCGGGTGATGAACATGTCGACGAACGATTCGGGCAACGTCGCGATTTCGTCGAGGTAGCCGCCGACGAGGGTTGCGCCCTGGATTTTGGTGCGGGCAAGTTCGTTGTTCGCGCCGACGAGGATCACTTCGCGGCCGAGGATATTGACGGTGCCGTTTCCTCGGTTGATGGTGACGAGGTTCGGGCCGAACATTTCCTGCAACGGCAAAATGAGGTTGTTGATAATGGTTCGCTCGGTCCGGCCGGCCATCATGCAGACGCCGGGCGGCCCGACTGCGCAAAACTTCGCCCAGTCGAACAGTGTCCCAATCGTTTTGCCGGATCGAACGCTTCCCTCGAACACGTTGATAAATGCGGTCGACAGTGTCGCGGCCTGCAAGTTTTTTCCGGTGAGGGGCTTGTACTTCGGCATCATTCGCCGTCACTGTCGTCGGCGGCTGCGGCGGGGGGT